TAACCTGAGATATAAATCGAGGGAGAGGTACTCTTTCGGCTTTTCAGATTTCCGTGGTGTGTTCGCTTCTCAGGGAGCGTAAGCTTCTTGTAAAGATAGAAAGGGGCCGTATGGCCCCTTTTTTTTGTGCCTGTAAAAATTGTCGGTTATCAGAGCGTATGGTATAACAGTCAGATCCTGACAGTCGCAATCCCGCGTACTGACACTGGCCACGACAGGAGATAAACATGGCTACAACGACTTTCAATGGACCCGTCAGATCGGAGAAGGGCTTCCAACAAATTTCAAAATCAGCAAACGGTACGATCACGGTCACCAGTGGTGACAAGATGGCAACCGAGGCTACTGCTAGCGCAGGGATCGAAGGTACTGCTGCTGTTTACGTTACTCAGGTAAATCGCCTGAAGAGCGATGTTGATACCAACGTCAACATCGTTAAAACCACAATCATGATTGATCTTACTGGATTGAAGGATGGCGGCACTGCCGGCGACATCATCGGTAAAGACGGTTCTGGCGTTGCATTCATCGGTAAAGTAACGACTGCAAACCAAGGCACTGTTTTCGGCGTGACCATGACTTGTTTGGAAACACCAGCCGGTGGATCAACAGATATTGACCTGTTCTCTGCGACAGAAGGCACAGGTGTCAACGACACTGCGATCGGTGATCTTACAGAGACTCAGATTATTAACGCTGGTGCAGCTTCAGCCGGCACAGTGGTTGCGGGTGGTGATATCGCTGCCGATCAATTCTTGTATCTCGTTAGCCAGGGAACTGGTGATGCTACCTACACCGCTGGACGTTTCCTCATCGAAATCACTGGCTTCGACGCAGCTTCCTAGAGAGGTAAATTATGGCTGACACAGTAACATCTCAAACGATCCAAGATGGTCAGAGAAAAGCCGTTCTCAAGTTTACCAACGCGAGTGACGGCACGGGTGAGTCAGCAGTCAAGAAAGTGGACGTATCTGCACTGTCAACTAATGCAGCGGGTGAAAGTTGCACTAGTGTGCAAATCAACAAGATCTGGTGGCAATGCACGGGCATGTCAGTAAAGATCGAGTTTGATGCAAGCACTAATGTCCTAGCGATTGGCTTGAGTGAAGACTCAAACGGCTATCATGACTACAGTGATTTTTCTGGTATCCCGAACAATGCCGGCAGTGGCAAAACGGGAGACTTGGATTTCACAACGGTCGGCCACTCTAGTGGTGATACTTATATGATCATCTTAGAGTTGATCAAAGCGTATGGCTGATACTAAGGACGTAAAAAGGACTGCTTCTGGGAGACTCATCTATAGGGGTGAGTCGTTCCCTGGATACAACCAACAGAAGCGGACTCCTGGCAAAAACAAAAAGTTTGCGGTGCTTGCCAAAAAAGGCGACCAAGTCAAAATAGTCCGATACGGCGATCCGAATCTATCGATCAAAAAGTCGCAACCAGCTAGGCGCAAATCATTTCGCGCTAGGCATAATTGTGATGCGGTTGAGAAAAAGAAAGATGTTTTCACGGCCAGTTATTGGTCTTGCAAGAACTGGTGATTTAAATGGCAGAATCTGATCTTAGACTCGAAACAGACCTAGATAGAGCGGCCGCTGAGTACGCATCGGCTACCTCTCCGTTTGCAGAACTACAAAACTATCTGCTAGAGCAACCGGTATTTGATCGAGACCCGCGCACACAGGCTAGCGGGTTACCTACACTTAGAAGTTTAGATCGTCCTGAGTACGAACAGGAACGATTGGCTCAACAATATCAAGACTTAATTACCTCCCAGCGTGAGGCAGAAGAGGCACAGAAACAAGAACGCGAGAAAGCGATCGCTGATCTAAGAACGGCGATTGCAGAACAGACAGCGACAGCAGCAGAGGCAGCGGCCGGTGAAAGGTCTGCGTTGTCTGCCGCATTAGAAGGCCGCATACGAGAGGCAAGAGAGGCGGCAGCAGCAGAGGTCGCAGATCAAGGCACCATCATCGGTGACCTGAAAGATAGGATAGGTGGTCTAACCCAAGACCTGAGTGGCATATCTCAAACCATACAAGAAGAACAAGACAAGCTATCGGCAGAGCTAAGAGAGTCTCAGGCTGGCGCCGTAGATCTTATCCAAGGCAGAATTAACAGCTTGAATGATGAGCTGGCTGGTGTGTCTCAAGCAGTTGAGACAGAGACAGCAGCGCAGTCAGAAGCTCTGAGAGGTGAACGAGAACAGATTGTTTCCGATCTAGAAAGCAGGATCGGCACACTAAGAGACCAGATAGAAAACTTACCCCTTAACGAAATACAAAATCAGATCGAAGGTATAACGACTCAATCACAGAACTTCGCTGATACGGCTCGAACAGAAAGAGAAAGACTCGAAGCAGATCTTAGAGCGGCACTAGAGGGTAGGGCTGGTCGAGAGGAGTTTGAGACACTAAAGCAGGAATACGAAAGAACGGGTGGTATGTTGCAAGATGCTATCACTCAGCAAACCCAGAGAGGCGAAAGGCTGGCAGAGCAGATCGGAGCCTTAGAGGCTGCCCAGCTTGACCCAGCACAAATAGAACAACAAAGAGCAGCAGCTATCACAGGGGCTATTGATCCAATACAAGCTCAGATAGAAAAGTTGAGGGGGGAGATACCTCAACAGATTGATGTGGATGCTCTACGAAAGCAGATTACGCAAGAGGTGTTAGCCGGCTTGCCTCAACCCACTACAAACGTACAAGCACCAGTAGTTTCAGTTGGTCCTGGCCCTGGAGGTATGGATCCATTAGGCCAAGGTGGTGGATACAGCACGTTACCGACTACAGAGGGCGCTGCCGAATTTGCTACTTATGCGGCCGACAGAGCAATGACGGGACAAAGTCCGATTACGGGTTCTCTCGCAGTTGAACCGGTCACCAACGTACAAAGGAGAGCTGTCACTGGAGAGCCTGAAGTCTTTAAGGCGAATCCAGCACAACAACAAGCTGGCATAGCTCCACCACCGATATTTAAAAACATGCCCATAGGTAGAATAGGAATACGATAATGTCTTCACCAATACCAGATAATGTAGCGAACCCTGCAATTTACCGAAAAGCAAAAGCGAAGATGAAGCGGAAGTTCAAGGTTACACCCAGTGCATATTCTAGTGGCTACCTTGTGCAGGAATATAAGCGCATGGGCGGTAAGTATAAAGGCGCCAAAAAAGCTGGCGGTGGGGAAGTAGCCTTCGACGCTAAAAAAAGCGACCTAAACAAAGATGGTAAGATTAGTAAGTACGAAAGAGCGAGAGGAACTGCGATCGCTAAGAGCATGGCTAAGAACATGAATCAGGGCGGCTCTGTATCTATCCAAGCTCGTGGTTGTGGTGCCATTATGCCTAACAGGAAACGTCAGACTAGAGTCCCTCGTAGCTGATGAAAAAGCGAGATCCAAAGGTTGGAATAGGGAAAAAACCTAAAGGTTCTGGCCGGCGACTGTACACAGATGAAAACCCAAAAGACACAGTTAGTATTAAGTTTGCGACTATGAAGGACGCGGATGCGACAGTACGAAAGGTGAAGAAACTCGAAAAGCCCTTTGCTCGTAAGATACAAATACTTACAGTAGGTGAGCAAAGAGCCAAAGTCATGGGTAAAACAGGCATAGCCAACGTATTCAGAAAAGGCAAGGACGCTATTAGGAAGCAGCATGGCAAAGCGTAGCGGCGGTCTTACAAAATGGTTTGAGCAAGATTGGGTGGATATCGGAGCACCAAAAAAAGGTGGTGGCTTCGCTAAATGTGGCAGATCTAAATTAGAAAAAGATCGCAAAAGAAAATATCCTAAATGTGTTCCAGCGGCGAAAGCTGCTAGGATGAGCGATAAACAAATCGCATCGGCGGTTCGTAGGAAACGAGCCAAAAAACAAGGTGTTGGTGGTAAGCCAACAAACGTAGCAACTTTCGCAAAAGATGGAGGCATCATGGCTGGACATAAAGGCGGCAAAATGAAGACCAAGGGCATGGCGATGAAAAAGCGCGGCCCTGGTATGCAGAAAGGCGGGGCAATGAAAAAGAAAGTCCCACCAGGAATGCAAAAAGGCGGGACTATCAAGAAGAAAGTACCACCAGGTATGCGAGAAGGAGGCGGCGTGAAAAAGCAAGGTGTACGCAAGCCAACTAATCGTAAGATCGGCCTTTACGGCTAAGCAGCTTGGCTTATCTCCAATCGAATATTCCGTACTTTAAGTGTTGGGTTCGGAGGGAGTACACACATAACCATGAGGAATATCATGGTGATTTTTTACACGCGATGGCAATCGCCGTTACGACGATGCCGACTCGCTGTTTATCTTTCCAAGTAATTTTTACTGGATCAGATACACAGCCAGACGAAGACAACGTACACGGCGGTGCCATGTGGGCTAGGATGCCTATAACAGCACTTGCTGGAGATTTTGAGTATGAAGGATGGCCTGACCCGATGCCAACGTGGGCTGCACAACCTTGGGATTGCTCTAGTTATCATCACGCTGTTTATGTGCTGGATCGCTGCACCCCTTGTCCGTGGATGGCGAAGATTGATGGACAGTTTTACCCTGCAAAGTACTTATTTACTGTGGACTATGCAGAGAACGAAATCGCCGATGACCCTGCTCAACACAAGCAAAGCCACGTTATGCAGTTGCTGGACGCGGGTAACTGGACTGGTAACATCGTTGCGCTCCCGAATAACAGAGTGAGAGTTACACACCCAGCTTGGTTCGAGACCGGCGAGGGTGCTCCTCATTTCAAACCGTCTCAGCACATTCATTATTCAAAGAGCGACTTGGATTACACGTTGGACGTAAACCAAGTGTTTGATAATCTGTACGCTCCAGAAAAAAAGCCGAAGCGGAAGAAGAAGAATGGCACTAAGCGGAAGTAAAAACTTTGAGCTAGATGTAGCGGACTACGTTGAAGAAGCATTCGAGCGTTGCGGCTTGGAGCTTAGGACCGGCTACGATCTAAAGTCTGCGAATCGCAGCTTAAATCTTATGTTAGCTGAGTGGGCAAACCGTGGTTTGAACCAATGGACGATCGCAGAGAAAACGATTGCAATGGTGAAAGACACTGCGACTTATAACGTGGACTCGACCAATGGCACTGCCGCTATCGACGTTCTCGACGCCTTCATCCGAGAAACGATTGGCGGCAAGTCAAACGACATTCCATTGTCTCGGCTGTCTCGATCCGACTATGCAGACATTGCAGTGAAAAGCACCACTGGCAAACCAAATCAGTTTTTTATCAACAAGCAGATTACGCCGACGATCTCTGTATGGCCCACGCCAGATAAAAGCTCCACCTATGTGGTTCATCTGAATGTATTAACCAGGATGGATGA